TCTTCCCCTCGAGGTGTCCCAGCCCCGTCACCGTTGTCGTCGGAACCCCCACGTACTGAAGCCCACTGTCCATCTCGAACGTCGGGTCGAACGCCTCCACATACCGCTTGGGCACCCCGCCAATGGTGCGGTTGACCAGCACCCACGTGAGGTCCTTCTCGTCACTGGCTCGCGGCGTGGTCGTCACGGACTCAAACAGCCCGTCCGTACTGTGTCGGCTCCAGGCCGCGACCTTCTGGCTCAGATCGAACGTCAGCGCCGCGAGCATCCCATCCGACCGCACCGCCCACACAATGGGAATATCGCCGTCCTCGACCGCCAGCTGGGTCAGCCCCGGCCCGGTCACTTGCTGATTGAACGCCGTGAGCTCGTTGGCGAGCCGTTTGTCCTGGTCCAGGTTGAACTCGATGGAGTAGACGCGTTTGCCCCCGCGATGGACGTACACCACGGTTTGCCCGCTGATCACCGGCTGAACCGTGTTACCCCCGAACACCTCTCGCCGTCGGGCGCGAAAGTTCACCGGGTTCATCGTGGTCGCGGTGTCGCCGTCAATGATCCACCACCCGCCCGAAGTGACCAGGATCAGGTCCTCCCCCGCCACCGCGCCACGAATCGCGTTGACCTGCTTGGCCGAGAGCTCGCGCTGGATCGAGGCGTCCGCGGTGATGGTGTCGTTCACCCGCAGCGCCAGATCGTTGAAGACCTGCACATGCGACGACGCGATCTTCTGGACCCCATTGCCCCAGCCAAACCAAAACAGCCGGTTGTCAATAAACTCCACCGTCGCCGGCCACCCAGTCTCGTCACTCCACGCCGGCGCCGCCCAGGTGTCCGTCGGGGTCGCGGTCGAGAGGGTCTGGATCACGTCGGCGGTCATACTGGTCGAACTCGCGAACGCGGTCATCTTGACGTAGCCTTGGAACTTCGGGGTCCCTGTGGGGTCGCCGATGGCCCAGATCGACCCAATGTGATCCACCGTGAACGGGGTATGCCCGCCCGCCGCCGTAATCGTGACGCCGCTTCCAGTCGTCGCGGTCGAGTCCAGCGTGTTCGCGACCACGATGTTCGGCTCCTGGAACGGCCCGTTGAGGTAATCGTACGGGGTGAGCGTAAACGTCGTCGCGCTGGTGCGTCGGAGTTCTTGTGGGGGGTAGTCGGGGTGCGCGATGTACATCACGTCAGCCGACTGGGTCGTATGCAGCTGGAACAGGTCCGCGGTCAGGTACGGGGTGACCACCTCAACGGGGGTCCCGGGGGGGTTCTCGAGCCGGCCCGACTCCGTGTAGAACCGAAAGTAGAGGTTCCCCGCCTCAATCGTATACGCCTGGGTGACGCTGAACGCAAAGGTCAGCAACCGCGCCGCCACGGTGGAGTCCTTCACCTCAGCGTAGAACCGGGTCCCCTCCCGCGCGAGGGCTCCACCCTGGGCCCGCACCAGGTAGTTAAGCACCACCTTCGCGGCCTGGGCGAAGTTCGAGATATCACTGCGTCCCTCGACGTCAGGGCCCCATTCGCCCGCCACAAAGGTGTTCTGCGGGAGCCAGCGTGTGGTCATCGTCGTAATGGTCTCCGGTTAGAATCGCACGACGTTCAGGTCGTCCGCGATTGGGACGTTCGGGGTGCCCTGCTGCCCGTCACTGCTTGCAGCCTCGCCCAGCCAGAACTGCGCCTCGCCCAAGGCCTGCTTCTGCCGGTCGACTTTGCCGGTGAGCGGGACCGCCATCAGCGCCTCGAGCCACTTGCCCAGCGCGATGACGAACATCGGCGAGAACTGCGTGGGATCCTCGAGCTTCTCGGTGTACACCACCGAGATCGTGTCCAGGTCGCACCAGATCTGGTCCTTGACGACCTTCCACTTGATCCCCACGCCTTGGATCTCCCACACCTTGAGCGCCTGGGTCGGCTTCTGGAAGGCGTTCCGGAACCCCCACGAGGGCGCGGGTAGGGTAATCGCGAGGTTGGCCACACGCCCCTCGGCAAACGTCCACGGGGCCTGCTCGAGGAGGCCATCCCGCGCAATCGGGTAATACAGGGCGCTGACCGTCTCCTCGGTGTTGGCCCCATTGAACGCGGTAATCACGTCCCGCCCCAGCCCCGTCAGCGCCAGGTTACAGATCGACACTTCGGTCACCGCGGCGACGGTCACCCGCGCCCTCGCGCCTTGACCAGCACCGTCACGGTACCCGTCCCTGCCGCGTAGGTCGGCCGAAAGTACTTCGGCAACGACTCGAGCTGAATCCGGCTGTCCACCGTCACGTTAATCGCCACCCCGCCCGCGTCCTTGCACGGGAGAAAGTTCGTCGGGAGGCCCGTGGTCGCGTCAACCACGTCCGTCCCCGCCAGCTCAATGTTTGGGGGCGTCCCACCCTGAATGTCGATCTGGACGTGACCGTCGGCGTACCCGTCATTGACGGCGATGTCGACGACGTCCGCCGCGGTGATATTCCTCCACAGGTACTCGCGCTGGAGCCCCCCGACCAGCTTGCCGTTGAGCCCGTCTACTAATTCGCCGCTCATAGTGGTGCTCCTTCCATGTTGTAGCCAGGTCGAGGAGCGCCGCCCGCGCGAGCCGCTCCTCGACCTAACCGCCCCTAGTCTGTGACGTACGCAATCCCGAAGTGCATGAGATCGCCAACGTCGCCGGCGTACGTGCCCGCGGCATCATTACACGTCATAAAGATCGTGACCGGCCCTTTCGAGTCGAACGCAATCGTCTGCATAGGTGTGATCAACGGCACGCCCGCCCCGAACGCCACCGTCGAGGTCGCCCACAGCTCAAGCGCCGTAGTCGCGGCATCCCACCCGTTGATGATCCCGTCCGCGTCCTCCGCGATGGCGGTCCCGTCGTTCTGGGTATACGCCCGCCACCCGATGTCGATGGTCGTGGTCGCGCCCGCTGAGTCCGAGAACTTAATCAAACACATCGGGATGATCATCTTCGCCCCTGCGGGCAACTGCACGATGTTCAGCTCGTCGGTGTCCACCAGCGCTTGGAGCGTCCCGGTCCCTGAGCCCACCACCCCAGCTGCAGCCGTCACCACCGTATGGAGGCTCTCCACCCACCTGAGCTTGCCATGCGCGTTGTAGGTCTTAATCCGCGAGAGGTTCACCCCCGCCGAGACCTGCGACGCATGGACGTCAAAACTTGCTGCTAATGCACCTATTCCTCCCATAGTCGTTGCTCCTTATCTAGGTGAGGGAGCCACCCGCGCGGCCCACCTCGTACGTAATCAATGGTCGCTATTCGGTCACTTCCAGCTGCACGACCAGTTTGTCCTCTTTGCGCACCGCCCCGATGTGGGTCTTGACGAGCAGCTGCAATAGGTCGTTCTTGTCCGGCCGTCGCGCCATGGAGCTGTAGATCAGCCGCCACGTCGCAAACCCGATCGCATCAGACTTCCACATGTAGCACCCGCGAATGGAGCCGCTAATGATTGGCAGCCGCGTCGACACCACCCAGGTCATCCCCAGGTACACCGCGATGGAGCCCATCGTCAGCGGCGCCAGCGGATTAAAGTCCCGCGACCGGAATACATTGTCGGTCTCGCTCAGCACATCGGTCAGCGCCGCCGGACTAATCGCGAGCACCGTGGTCTGCGGGGTGATCTCAAGGTCCACGTCCCGCATGAGCTCCATCCCCAGAAGCGCCTTCGCCAAGGTCAGCCCCGAGACGGTCGTCTCCTTCTGGGCGGCAGGCAGCGCCACACTCGATCCGCCTACTTCGCCCTCCGTCGCCGACCCACGCACCGCGTCGATAATCACATCATCGTGCTTGCGGTTGATCGCCGACCGGCTCGCCCGGCTGTACTCGCTCATGGGCGACTGGATGTTCTCGAGGGCATCCTCGTCGTCCAAGGGCAGCGCGCCTCCGTAGTCACCCTTCCACGCGATCCGTCTCGACCAGTCGTCGTCCAGGAACTGCGTATCGCTGTGCCGAATCGTGATCGGTTGCAGCTCGAACGACCCGAGGCGCTCGAACGTCTTGTACTTGGAGCCGGCTCGCGGCGTCCCTTTCATCACCCACGGCATGAACCGCGACGGGTGTTGTTGCACTAAATGATGCACGGTATCGCCGAACGATATCGCGCGAATCTCCTCAATGGTACTCGGCATGATGTGGATCTCCTTTGTTCAATGTACTGTGTTCAGCACCCGGCCTGCCCCCGCGTGACGAGGAGCCGGTGTCCCATGCCGAGGGACCCGGGGGAGACCAGCGCGCTCGACCCGCTGGCCCTATCCCAGTAGGAGCCGCCCCGCAGGGCCGCCCCGATGATCAGAACCGAGCGACCGCTTGCGCGGCGGCTTCTTTCGCATCCTCTCGTAGTTGTGTCAGCCGAAGCACCTCCTGCATGACGAGCGGGTCGCCCTGCTTGAAGCCCTCCGTCCCCCGCACCTGCGTCAGCTGG